CCATCGGTTACCGTAGACCAACCCTCCACGGGCAACCAGAGCGGCCTCACCAGCGGCGAACGTGATGCCCTCTAGGGCATGGCCGCCCATCTCGGCGCGGCTCTCATCGAACGCGACAGAGGCTTCTATGCGCCGCTTGTTATGTATCGAGGCGCACGAAACGTGCCGGTACATGGCATTGAATGACTGGCGCGACAATTCACGCCGCTCAACCATGTCGAAATAGGAATCTTCGCTTCTGACATAGGCAAAGCGGCCAAACCACTGTGCGGGCGTCAGTTTGCTGATGTCTCGTTCTTTAATCTCGGTCAATATGTCCATTGCAAACCCCTCGCCCGCCATGTAGTCTGATCGGGCATCGTTAGTTCTCCTTGTTAGAGAGTTAGCCCCACTTCGGTGGGGCTTTTTTTATCCCTGCCGCTTGTTGGCCTGAATCGTTCGCCAAGTATCGAGAACGATGCGCTCCGTCTCACGCTTGTTCGCCATCTTGCTATACACGGCTATGGCCGCGCAGTAGCGATCATGCGCTTCCTTGGTGGCGTGGTGGGTCGCGGCAATCGCTTGCCGCTCCGCCACCGTACCCTCTGCGTGCGTGAACACGGCTTCCCGTGTCGCCTTCCACGCATACTCCGCACGCTCCATCTCAGCCTTGGCGAGCGCACAAGGCTCGTCGGTATCGACCAGATACCGCAAAGCCTTTTCTGCTCTCTCGTCGCTGATCATTTAGAACCCCAGCGGGTCGTTCAGGTCAGCCTTTGCCCAGTTGTCCTCGGTCAGCGTACCAGCAGGCATTTCGTTTTTGGCTGGAATCTTTTGGCCTTCCTTTAATTGGACGCTAATGGACAAAAAGTTATTGCCCTGCTTGCTGGCCTTCTTCCAGGCTGACAGGCGGTACTCGACGCCGCCCACGTTGAGGTCGCCGGTAAAGTCTGGGCGCTTTTCGTTGCCTTTCTTATCGTTCGGAAACAAAACGCCACGGTTGGTGTTATCAAAGTTCACAGGGTCATCTCCTTCAGTTTTGCCACTTTAACATCGAGTTCAGCGAGGAATTCGCTGACCTCTTTCTCTAAAACCATAATGCAGTCTGTATCCCTTGGGATACGCACCACGAGCAACTGCAGGCTCTCGGGCATACGTGGATCGTATGAAACCCAGTCGCACCAATCCGCACCCGTACAGGCCATCTGCCACTGCATCTGATAAAAGTATTTCTGCGGCGGCTCGCGCTCCATCAGGTACTCGATATGCGTAGCCGTAGACGGGGCCTTTATCTCGACGATCCCTGCGCCGACGATGCCATCGGGTGACGCACCAGACATCGGGATGGTCGGATGGTCAATAAAGCCCACCTCGGTGACAAGTTCGCCAACCTTGGCGCTGTACGCATCACGGGCTGCGGCTTCTTGCTCGACGCCCCACTCCATCGCTGCGTTGCTGAACCCCTCGGTCGGCTTACCAGTCAGGCGCTCGCACACCAACTGCGCCATGTAGTTGGCGCGGCTTGCTGCGTAGCCAGTCTTGGTGCGTGCCACTACGTCAGCCACCTTTGATGCAGTCACCTTGCCAAGTCTGGCGGCGTGCCATTCTGCTGATCGCTGTTCCATATCAAACCACCTTGTAATCTTTAAAAACGGCGCCACGAGCGGGGTCGCCAACCTTGCACGACTTTACCCAAACAGTTTTCCCGTTCGGCAGGCGTCTGTGATGCCCTCGACGCTCGTGGAATCTAGGCGATGCGTGTGTGCCGCCGTGATCTTCCTTGTCAATTTTCTTTCCGCTGACAATAAGCGTCCGCCAGGTATAAATAGGCGGCTTGTTCCGCTCTAATCGTTTCTTATTGATAAAGTTATCAACGGTCGGAATTGACGCCTTTGTGGGCATATTTGCAAGCCGCTGATACAGCATTGAAATCAAGGTCAAGCCCCAATTTCGATTGTCGATATCTTGCTGTGTCTCGCCTTGTTTGCGAGTTAAGAACAACTGACCGTCGCGAATTGAATACATCGCTGTCGTTAATAACTTTGGCAAATGCTCTCCATATCGAATCACTACGGAAAACTTAATGCCGACTTCTGGGTCGTCTCCCTCCAAAGTCATTAAAACCTCATGGGAAACCTTGTTGTGCTGCGCCTGATATACCAAGACGGTCTTATCAAACGGAGGGCGATATGTTGTTAGCCACAATTCTGGCTCAACGTGTACCGCATGATCGGTTGGAATTGATCCGCTTAAATCAAACCAATGCCATTCGCATGGGTTTTTAGACGTAGCAACCCACGTCTTAACCATGCGCTGAAGTAATGCGCTCATCATTCCTCTCCTGTCTCCATGAGACGTTTAAGTTCTTTGCACTCGCGCTCTAAGCGCTCTACCTTCTCTCGCAGCGCCGAGTTCTGATCTCGGTACTCGTCACGCTGCTCCAATACTCGCTTTAACTTCTCGGCCAAGGCTTGCGACAGTTCCGACGAATCGGGAATCGCCATCGTGTGACCGATGATTTCCCAATCCGACATCAGCGAGTAATAAGGGGTCATTTCGGTATCTCTAATCGCAGATACTTTGGGTCAAGCAATCGTGTGTTCTGGGCATAGTCCGATGGCGTGCCGTGCTGCCACGCTAGGTCATACGGATACCAGCCCAGAATCTCTACTGAACGCAGTTCTGGCATCACAGGCTTGGCAACAAACAACACTAAACGCTTGCCGACTTGATGCTCACGCACCGCAGCCGAATCACTCGTCCTGACACGCCGCACCTCGATGTTCGTGCCAACATCCGGCAAGTCCTTGAACTTGTCGTGATCGCGTGCGTCCCACACATGAGCGTGCCAGTAGCGGTTAGTCCACTTAGCCACGGCCAACTCCGCTGCACACGCTGCGACTTGTGCCGTTCGCTCATCTTCCATGCGCTTCTTGTCGTAATGTGCTGCGTTACCGCTATGCCACCTAGCCGATGCGCGACGCGCACCGACTAGGCTTACCAAGTCAAACTCCCAAGTTTGTAGTTCAACTAAAGGTCTAGTCATAGTGGATGCACCTCATACCAACCTCGCACGATGCGTACCGCCTCCAAATGGTCACGCAGGATGCGAAGGTCTTCAGTCTCGTCCTCGTCAAAAAAGCCATTCTTCCAGTCACCGGCTAATCGTTCTTCGATGATCTGTTCCAAACTGGCTTCCGTTGTTTTCAATGAGTATCGAACGATGTATGTAGATACGTCTTCGATTACTTGCCGGAAAGTTGGGTCTTCCGGGTTGAAAAAATCGGCAAATGGGTCTTTCTTTGTTCGGCGCTTAGACTTTTCCATACGCTGTTTAATTCCTCGACTGTTTGTGACAGTTGAACATGTTGCTCAATTCCCGGATCAATCGCAGGCGCAGCCACTTCATGAGTCGTCGAATCCGCATCGTTATCCCCTTCGGTTGGTATGCAAAACGCTTGAAACGCGGCGTACTTGTAAGCCGCAGACATAGCCTTGTTGCTGGCCTTGTCGCCCGAATCCATTGCCTCACCGACCGTAACGACGGTGTGCTTGCTCCCATCCTCGGCAGCCACAAAGTCAAACTCGACGGTCAGCGTCACGTAGAACAGCGCCGTACCTTGGCGGTTCTGGCGCTCGATGACTTGGCGGTCAGTCACGCGAGGCAGGATGCACAGGCCGTGCTTTGACAACATGGGCGAGAGCGCACCGTACACAGCGTCGATGCCACGGAAAGCGTAGCCTTGGGATGTGTTCTTGCTGTCCTTGCTAATGCCGATCTTCGACAGTTCGGCAGTGACGGCAGCAATCTTTTCGTAGACCTTCATTGTGGTTCCCTCAGTTTTGCAGAAGCAGCGTCGATAGCAGCAAGGCACTCGGCAAACGCTTGGTGCAATTTGAAAGCGCCTTCGGCTTCGATGCGGTTGAGTTCGTTGAGTCCTTCAATGACGTTGAAGGCGGCGTGTTCTGCACGGCAGTGCAGTTCCATGAGTCTGTCGCGCTCCTGCTCTTGCAGGATGCGGAAGTCATCTTGTTCCATCGTTGGTCTCCAGTAATCGGGGCCGATCCCCGGAGCCAAGTATACGCCTGTTGACTATGGTGTCAACATTCGTTACAGTGCGCCCATGACCCCTAAGCAACTACTGAAGATTTATGGTTCCCAAGCGGAGATCGCTCGGGCGTTAGGCGTGACTCGTCAGGCCGTGCTGCGCTGGTTTAAGGAAGACAAGATTCCTGCTCTGCGGCTGTATCAGATTCAATGCGTGGTGAAGCCCAATGATCCAGCAGCAAATCGTTAGCAGCGACATCTCGTGGGCGTCCGAGGCCAACATTCGGTACTGGGAGTCGGTAAGGGAAAATCCTTACCACAAACTGCGGTTGGCCGATGCGTACCTCGCCCGGATCAACGTGGGCGATTGGTCGCAGCGCAAAGAGCGGGCGTCGTGGCTTAAGAATTACGTGGGCGACATCCTGCGTAGCCTGCCGGACGTTAAGGAGGCGTACGGCGATCCGCACATCCGTGGCATGGTGCGGGAGTTGTGGGGTGAACCCGGCGTGACGCGATTGAAGGCAAGGGCAGAAGCGGCATAATAGGCCGATGCGCTACGCCAAACGTCGGGACAACAACCACACGGATATAGTCGAAGCCCTCCGCAAGGCCAACTTCGAGGTCATCGACTTTGCCAGCGCCGGTCACGACATCCCTGACCTGCTCGCTATCAAGCCCATGCACGACGGCATGGCGTGGATATGTTGGGTAGAGGTCAAGGCGAAGGGCGGGCGGCTCTCAGACGGCCAGAGGCGGTTTCAGGGGCTATTTGAGCCTAGGGGCGAATGGTACGAGGCACGCAACCCTGACGATACCGTATGCGCCCTCCAAGCCCTGTACTTGCAGCGGCTTAAATAATTCGTTTACAATAGCGCCATGAACAACTGGCGCTC